TATCCTTTCATCGCATCACCTTATCCTTATGAGTCTGCCGTAGGCTATGACGGCATCGGGGTTTGTTATATCCGGGTTAAGCTCCGACAGGACGGAAAGCGCAACGCCCTTTTTCTGCGATATCACGCGCAGAGTGTCGTTTTCGACAGCGCTGTAATAGCGCACGCGGTCGATCTCCGCTGCCGGGTTGCCGTAGTCGGTGTCGTCGATCGCCTCCTGAGCATCCTCGAACGCGCTGCCGATGTATTCCCAGAACTCAAAGCTGTAGCTTATATAGTCCTCCTTCGGCTCCTGCTTGAGGCTGAGCTTTGCAAAATACGCGCGCATCGTCGGCCACACGGGGTGCACGAGCTTGCCGCCCTTGTTTTCCTCGAAAAGCGCGGCAAGCCGGCGAAAGTTTTCGTATGCCTTCGGGCCGACGAACTCGCCCTCGCCGCGGATTATTTTATTCTGAAGCCCGAGATTTTGCACTACATAGCCGGAAAACGGCAGCTTGTAGCTGTGCAGCGTGCGGCGGTATTCGACCTCGAACACGCGAGGATTGTTAGGCCACACGAAATCCCGATATTGCATTGGTGCAAGCATTCTTTTCCCTCCTAATACAGCTCAAAGCCGTTGTCATATCTGCGCGCATCGCGCCGGAAATAGTCCGACAGCAGCGACATGTCGCGCCGGCGCACTATAAAAAGCTGCTGCTCATCAAAATTCACGCCGTTTTCGTCGGGCGCATACGGCCTGACGGAAAGCATTTCGCCCTCGTTATTCATCTCCCGACACCTCCTCGCAGCAGAGCGCGGCGATCTTTATTCGCTGCATCTCCGAGCCGTCGGGCTTTTTTGTTTTCCGAAGCTCTGTGCAGCGGCAGCCGCTGTAAAGTCTGCCGCCTATCTGAAGCTCAAACGGCTCAGCGTTTTCAAATCTCACACCGTCGCCTATGCTCGCTGTGCGCTCGAGCACGATCTCATAGCTCCGGTCAAAGGTCAGTATCGCGCTCGGCACGCAGTCGCCGAAGCCGAGCACCGGATACTCGCTGTGCCGCTCGTATTCCTCGGCAAGCGCAACGCCTGCAAGCGGCACGCCGTCAACTCCGACCTTTGCCGAATTTGAAGAATACGCTTTTATAACGCTCATATCGTTCCCTCCCCTATGCTGTAGCCCGACAGCGAACTGCCGAGCATTTCACGCACAAGATAGGCTGCCGCCTTTGCCGTGCAGCGGCTGCGCAGCATGCGGCAGTCGCCGTCGTATTCGACTTTTTCAAAGTCAAACTCCGTGACCGACAGGCCGTCGATGCTGTAAAGTGCGCATCTTGCGCTGTCGGCAAGCTCGGAGCAGCCCTCATCCGCGTTTGCCGGACTGTAAACGTCAAGCGAGAGCACAAGCTCGGCCTTTTCGCCGTACATTTCCTTAAGCTGTCCGTCCTCGGTGCACACTCCGATGTAGTTGCCAAGCCCCGACGAGCTTATCCGCGCACTTTTAAGACCGACGCACACAAACGCTGCCGCATCATCAAGCTCCGATGCGTTAAACGCCGTCACAGCGTTTATCCCGGCGTTATTAAGCTCCTCTGCAATTTCGCTCGCGATATTCTCAAGCATCGGCAGCGCCTCCCTTCAGCTTCAGTATGCACTCATTGTGCGAAAACGCGCCGAATATGCGCACAGGCTCGACGCGCAAAACGACATACCGTCTGCCTGCCGCAGTAACGCTGTCGCCCTCTGCAATGCCCTCGGCATCGGTTATAAGCCGGTATTTAGAGTTGTTCGTAACTCCGGGCGCAAGGTGAGCCTTGTGGGTCTGCGCATCGTCCGGGTCAAGGCAGGATATAAAGCCCCTGCCCTCGGCCGTTCCAATGGTGATGCGCTCGCCGTAGCTTCGCAGAATTCTGTTTGCCGCCGTCATCCCTGCACCCCCACAAACGCGAAGCCTCCTGCGTCAAGATACGCGCCAAGCATCGTCTCCGCGCTTTTTCTCAGCGCTGCGGCCGACGCTCCGCCGAGCTGCACGGACAGCTTTCCTGCCGTGAAGCCGCTCACTCCGCCGGAGTGAGCACTGCCCAGCTCCATGTACATGGATATTGCGAGCATCGCCGATGCAGTAACGAAAGTTTCGCCTATCTCGTCGCTTGAAGCGCCGCGGCGCAGTCTGCTCTCAAGCTCGGCGGCGGCAGCGGAGCACACCGCGCGCAGCATATCCGCGTCCTCGTCCGGAACGCTTTCTCCGAGCATGCTCAGCGCCTTCATTTCTATGTCCATATCCGTATATGACATTGATTACCTCCAAAAAGCGGAGACGGGGTGACCCGTCTCCTTGTGTGTTTATCAGACAGTCAGCACCTTGGATGCCTCGGTGTAGAGCTTTGCAAAGCCGGAAATGCTGGTGATCGCTGCGCGCTCGAGCTGACGGTCGATAAGTCTGTCGTACTCAACGTTAACGTCGCCTGCGGTGACCATCTCAAGAGCATAGCCCTTGTCAAGGCCGATGGCGGTGCCGGCTGGCATTGCCGAGCAGCGGATGAGCTTTGCGCCCAGAGGATTGCCCGGCTCGCCGGTGCCCTGGAAGTTAAGTCCGGCAAGGGGATTCTGAAACTCCGAGCACTTGAGGATCTTCATCATAACGTCGGGAGCTGCGAGCATGGTGTTCATGGTGTAAGGGTCAAAGCAGTTCCAGAAGTTCAGCAGCTCGCCGTAGCTCAGGCTGCCGGCGGTGCCGCCGATGGTGTCGTCGCCTACCTCGTATGCGGTTGCAGCATTGGAGTTGCCGTCGCCGTTTGTGATAACGTCGATGGCATCCTCAAGATGCATGCGCATGATCTGATTGCCGATCTGGCGGAGCATGACGGAAAACAGGTCAAGGCGCTGGAAGCGGATCGCCTCGTAGGACGCGACGAGCATTCTGCCGCGCTTTTTGAGGCTCACCAGATGGTCGGAGGCTCTCACCTCGGTCTGGGGTATCGCCGCACCCTCGCCGACATAGCGCAGGCTCTTGTCGTCCTCGCTTGCCGCCGAGTAGATGGAGCGATAGTCCATGCCGTCAAAACGGGTGACGGTAGCGGTGATGGACGGCAGAATGTTGCCCTCTTCCATGCCTGCCTTTACGCTGCGCGAAACATACTCGGGAAACAGCACCGCCGACTCCGAGGTCGAGAAGAATTTTTCGACAACGTCGCTGCCTGCGCCGCGAACCTTGATGTCGAATCTTTTGAGCTGGCGCTGGAATGCGTCAAGCCCCTCATACGGAGTGCCCTTGTAGTTTTCGTTGGGGTCGAGCGCCTCCAGGGTCTGCTCGAAGCTCTTGCCGCGCTCTGAATACATGCCCTTTTCGAGCTTTATCTCGTTGAAATTATATGCCATGATCTTTTCCTCCTTACATAATGAAGCCGACTGTACCGGCAGCGGCATCGACCTTGATGACAAGGTACTGTGCTCCGCCGGTGGTGACGGCTTTGACCTTGCCTGCCGCAGCGTCCGCCGCGAGAGTAGCGTAGCCGACCGCGGGAGCCGTGCCGCTGTAGCCAAGCTCGACATAGCCTGCGGTCTTTATCTCGGCAAATGCATCGCCGGACGCGATGCAAACGCCCATGAAGCGGTCGCCTGCGTCGCAGGCCTTGACTGTGCTGTTTGCGCTCATCTTAACAAGCGCGCCCTTTGTTACGCCGCTTGCCTTGTTGAAGGAGAGCACCTGCTCTCCGACGCCTTCAAAACTAACTTTCATTTTTGTCCTCCTGATCTTAGATCAAATGATGTATTCTTCACCGGAAAATGCGGTGACTTCGCCCCTGCCCGGAAGCTGTGTCACGGGCGGATAGAGCTTTGCCGATGCTTCCTCAAAAGCGTCCTTTAGCTTAATAAGCTCCGGCTCTTCCATCAGCTGCACGCTTTTTTCAAGTGCAGGGTGCATTTTTTCATCGCACACGAGGCACAGCCGCAGTACCTCCGCTCTGAGCGAGTCGAGATACTTCCTGCCGAGCTGCGCGGATTTCTCAAGCGCCTCGAACTCGGCGGCATAGCCGCGCCCGGCCTCGCTTTCGATGAAGCTCTTTATAACGCCCGCGCTTCTCTGCGCCGGAACGGCAACAAAGCTCCATTCGTATGCGTCAACCGCGCCCGTGAGCACGGCGCAGCACCTTTCACCGCCGTAGACCTTGCCCTTTTCATGGCTGCATGTTCCGATCTCGGCACCGCAGATGCTGCATATGCTCTGCGCCACCGAGCAGCCGACGCTCGTTTCGCGCTTTATGCCGCCTTCTATCTGGGCGATAAGCTCGGCGTTTGCCTCGGTGCGCAGCATGTAGGCAAAGCCCTTGAGATAGACATACGCTTCGCCGCACGAGGTGGTTTTGCCCTTTTCGGTCACAAGCTCCGTTCTGTAAATTCGCGCGACCTGATTTTCGCTGCGCCAGTCATGGTCGCAGATGCCCGTCGCGCCGACGAAAAGCTCGCTAAGCTCGCGGAGCGTTGATACCGAAAAGCGCTCGTGGTCGCGATCGACCTCGTTATCACACAGCAGCACCTGAAAGGCGTAGACCTCGTCGGCGGTAAGCTGCGTCTTGGCAAAGGCATTTATCGCCTGCAGCTCCTGCTCGGCGCACACGCTGCCCGACGCCGAGCCGTCTTTAATGATCTTCATTGCTTTTTCCTTCCTCCCAATAGATCTTGTCTCTCTGCGCAAGGTAAAGCGCAGCCTTGGCCTCCTCGACCTCGTCCTGAAGATTGATCGTCTCCCACTCGACAGTGAGCGTTGTCGCGTAGCCGTGCATGTTCAGCCACATGCGGCAGATCTTCTCGATAACGGGCGTCACCGTTCTGCGAATGGCGTTAAGCTCGCTTGTCATGAGGTCTGCCTGCTGAGCGCTCATGCGCTCCGTCGTTGACCAGTTAAGGCCTAGCAGGAACGGCGGTATGCCTGTTCGCGCGATAAGCTGCTCGAGTATCTGCCGCACCGGCACCTCGCTGTCGAGGATCTGGTTATCCGCGCCGATGACCTTGATATCAACGTCGCCCACGGCAACAAAATCGCGCACGGAGCCGGATTTTCCGCTCTGCATGGCCTCCGACCACTGCGCTGCTATCTGCTGAGCGCGCTCCTGAGCCGAGAACCTGTCGAGCGCGTCGCCCTGCGGCTTATAAACGACCGCAAAGCGAACGTTTCCGGCGCGCTCCCAGTTGATGCCCAGCGACTGATATATCTTCAGCAGTATTCCGCACAAAAACGGCATACTGCGCAGCATCGAAACGCCGTAGGGCGAGTCTGCCTCGGGGTTAAACGGCGTAAACAGCAGAAGATTTTGATACCGAAACGGCGTCACGCAGCCGGTGTCGGACACGCCGCACAGCTCGAAGTCAAGCGGAGTTTTGCCCTCACGTATCTGCACGTCGGCAACGTTTCCGCAGAGCACGGCGGCAATGTCGCGGTTGCCGTTTGCGACGATCTCGCCCACGGCGCGGCCGCAGGTTATCATCGAGTCAAGATACTGGGCAAGGAAGCTCTCAAGCCCCGTCTGCCCTCTGCCCACCGGCACCGTTCGGATAAATTCCGCAAGCGCCCTCTGCGCATTTTTATCCGCGCAGCTTACCTCGAAGCCGCCGGTGAGCCTTACGATCTTCATGATCGCCGCGTCCACCACCGGCACCGCCTCGCGGATCATACGGTAAAGCCTTGTTTCCGCGCTGCCGAGCGGCACATAGCTGTCGATGAGACTAAACGGATGCGCCTGCGCACTGCGAAGCTGCACCCTCGGCGGAGCGGCCTTTTGTTTTGAAAACAGTTTCATATTCCTACCTTTCCACCCACGCAGCGCCCAAGCTCTGCGTAAGTTTTGAAATGCCTGCGGCAAAATAGCGGATATCGTCCATTGCGTGGTCGTTCTGCTTCAGCGGCGCTTCCTTTCCGGCGCGCTCGTCCCAGCGATACTGGTAAAACTCGCGCACCGTGTCGTCGCAGCCGCGGCAGATGCGGATGCGTCCGCTTTTGAGCAGCGAGGCTGTGAGCCGTATGCCGCGCAGAACATCGTTTTCCGCCTTCTCGACGCGAAAGCCCGCTCTTGAGAGCGCCTCGATAAAGCTTGCTGCCGAGGGATCGACGATTACTCTGTGCGGAACGGCTTCGCCGCAAAGCTCGGCGAGCGCCGCGACGTACTCCTCATCGGTTTTCTGCCTGCCTGTTTTCCGCCCGTCGTAGTAATACTCGCGCAGGCGGTACCACGTTTGTCCGCATCTGCCCCACAGTCCGAAGGAGCTTGGATTTTTCGTTCCGTAATCGCAGGATACGATGTATTCGCAGCAGCTCTCCGGCGCGTCGCACAGCATGTCCTCGCTGAAGAAGTCATACACTCTGCCCTCCGGCAGCACCCACTGACCGAGGATAAACCGCCTGTAAAAATCGCCGCTGTACATGCGCTTATAGCGGTCGATTATCTTTTTCGACAGCGAGGGGTTATCCTCAAGCGTGAAGTGGATATACAGTGCGCGCCGCCGGTCGGCCTGGCATATCCATTCGCGATAGAACCAGTGCTGCGGACTTTCGGGGTTGCAGTTGAACCATATCTTGCTCCCCGTCACCGAGCACCGGGCGCAGGCCTGCTCGACAAACGAGCGCGGCATCAGAACCACCTCGTCGAGCAGCGCTCCTGCAAGCGTCACACCCTGGATAAGCGAGCCGGAGCTTTCGTCCTTGCCGCCGAAGAGATAAAAGCGGTTTTCCCGGCCGAGGTAGCATATCTCGATTATCCCCTTTGAAACGAGATCGCGCACCGCAAAGCCGATATCGCGCAGCACCGGCAGCAGCGGCTCGATCATATTTCGCCTTATGCTGCTTTTTGCCTTGCCGCATATGCCGAAGCTTTGTCCGTCAAACCGGCGCATGGCCCAGCAGACAAAGGATATGCCCATGCACAGGGTCTTGCCCGAGCGCACCGCGCCGTCGCAGATCACGGCATCGAGATCGCGGTAAGGGGATGCGTCGCTCCACCACGACAAAGCCTTCAGCTGGGTCGGCGAGAAAAAGTCAAACGTCATTGCTCTTTTCGCCCTCCAGAAGCCTTGCCGATTTGTCCAGCGCCGCGTAGAAGCCGCCACCCTGAGCCTGCTGTGCCGCGGCTGCGGCATTGAGCTCTATAAGCTCCCTTATGATCGCAAGCTTGTTTACAAACTTCAGCTCCACCTCCCCTTTCGGTCCGCGTTTGATTTCGCTCAGCAGCGAAAGGTCGAGCCCCTCAAGCTCGGATATATCCTCTGCGCCGAGATAAAGCAGCTTCACGGCATCGTTCGGCGAGGACACCGCAAGCTTTTCGAGAAGCTTATCCGCATCGGCGGATTTTTTCCTATTCATAAAATTCACCTCTCACCCATAGGCTGTTTTCCGGCAAAACTTGTACGTTTGCGTACAAGTAAAAAAATACGCAGCCGAAAAATTTTTTCGACTGCATGCTTTCCGTACTTTATTTAATTATTTGCCGGAATGTTGCCCGG